TCCAGAGCTGACCTGATTGCCCGTACTGAACTTGGACGTGCAACCGGAGCGCTGGATCAGGCGCGTGCGCTGTCAATTGGTTCGAATGGTTATATCTGGCGTACAGCCGAAGATGGTGACGTCAGGCATTCTCATCAGGAAATGGAAGGTAAATTTGTCGAATGGGGCAAACCTCCAACGCTTGACGGCATGACAGGTCATGCTGGTGAGCTCCCGAATTGTCGCTGTTATAAAGAAATCGTTTTTCCCACCTCCCAATCTTATCCCGCCTGAATCGCAGGTAACCCATGAAATATTTTTTCAATACCCGGCTGGGAGAAACCCGCTACCAGCTGGCTGACGGCTCGTTGCTGTGCAAAGACGTGCCGATAGGACGAACAGGTAAGCAGCTCTATGGTGCTGATGACCTGCCAAAACTGAAACCCGATAAGTTCGGTGAAATAGTCGTCACACGTTCTCCTGAGCAGGTATTCCATCCGGCCACGCTTGCCTCATTTGAAGGGATGAGCATCACGATCCTGCATCCTGAAGATGAAAACGGGAATGTGCGGCTGGTAAATCCCGAGAACTGGAAAGAGCTTGCTGTCGGGCATCTTCAGAATGTCCGGCGCGGGACGGGTGAGCAGTCTGATTTGATGCTGGCTGACCTTATCGTCAAAGACGAAAACGCCATTCAGCTTATCGAAGATGGCCTGCGTGAAGTGTCGTGCGGCTATGACGCAGAGTACGAGCAGACCGAGCCAGGTAAAGCCGAGCAGGTCGATATTACCGGAAACCATGTGGCTCTTGTCCCCAAAGGCAGAGCCGGAAATCGTTGTGCAATTGGAGACAGAGACACAATGGCAAATCAAAAGAAAAACTGGTGGAACCGCATGCGTGCAGCCATCAAGACAGGAGATGCCGACACCATGAACGAACTGGTGGAGTCGGCTCCCGCATCGGTTACAGGAGATGAGGGGGATTTGCCGCAGGGCGTTAATCTCAACATCAACCTGTCCCCGCAGCAACCACTACCGGACAAAGCACCAGAGATGGGTGGAGGTCCAACCGGCGACAGTGATGATGACCTCAAAACATTACTGAAAGCCCTGCTGGCTAAGCTGGAAGGAAATGCCACGGGCGATAATGATAATAAGCCTGACGATAATCCGACCGGTGACGGCGAGGACGATGAAGAGGAAACCACGATTACTGGTGACTCAGCCTGGCGTGCCGAAGTTATCGTTCCGGGTATCGATCTGAGCCGTAAGATGAAACCGACCGAGTTCAAACGCGAGGTTCTGGCTTCCGCAGATAAAACGCTGGTTCGCCAGATCGTCGGTGATGCGGATATCCGCAAATTGCCGAAACAATCGGTCGACATGGCGTTTAATGCCGTGTCTGAGATTGCCAAAGGGCGAAACACCCGCGCCACCACCAGCGATGCACAGCGCCTAAACATGGGCATGACCAGTATCGCTTCCCTGAACAAACAAAACGCTGAATTCTGGGCAAACCGTAAAGGGTAAAAAATGAATAATGTATTTCTGTACCGGATGCCTGTTGGCATTGCCGGGGCTGTCTCTCGCCCGCAGGACTTAACCGTCGAACCGGTGGTCCTTAAATCCGATAACGCCTTCGCTGCCTATGGCCTGGCTGGTAAATACGATGATGACGGTTTTTTCGTGCCGCTGGCAGATGGTGATACCGCAGACAAGGTGAAGGGGATCTACGTGCGCCCTTATCCGACCACGTCGCAGCCGGACATGGTTCGCCAGGTGGGAACAGGCAAGAACTTCCCGGGCGACGCCATGAAGCGTGGCTACGTGACTGTTAATCTCGGTTCTGATTTTGATGCCAGCACCATCAAAAAAGGCGACCCGGTATACGTTGTCGTCTCCACTGATGAATCCATCAAAGTGCCGCTGGGTGGATTCATGTCCACGTCAGTCAGTGGCAAAAATGTGGTGCTGACCAACGCTGAATTCACAGGTGCCGGTGATGCTGACGGCAATGCAGAAATTTCCTGGAAGATTTAAGGAACAGACGAATGATTACTTTTGATCAGGCAACCGTTGACAGCTCTGGTGCCTTTCTCATCGGGGAGCTGGAGCGACTCGACCAGACGCTGAACCTGCCACTGGTGGGGTACACCTGGACCCGCGATATTCAGTTGCGTGAAGATGTCTCTATCGCAGATGACATTTCCAGCTGGACGAATACCAGCTTCGCCGCTGCGGGTACTGGTGCAAATCCGAATGGCAAAAACTGGGTAGGCAAAGACTCAACCGCTATTGCTGGCGTGAACGTGGATACCGGCAAATCCGGTAACCCGCTGAACCTGTGGGGGATGGAACTTGGCTGGACGGTCATAGAATTGCAGGCTGCTCAGCAGGTCGGCCGCCCGATTGATACGCAGAAGTATGACGGTATGCAACTGAAATGGCAGATGGATAACGATGAACAGGTATATGTTGGCGATTCCGCATTAAACCTGAAAGGCCTTGTTACCCTGGACGGCGTGCCTGTCAACAACGCTGCCAAAACGTGGGCAACTTCAACACCGGACGAAATCCGCGCAAGCATTAACCAGGTGCTGTCTGATGCGTGGGCCGCTTCCGGTTACTCTGTGGTTCCGCGTGATTTGCTGATCCCGCCTGAGCAGTTTGCTCTGTTGTCCAGCATCATCGTTTCATCTGCGGGTAACCAGTCCCTGTTGACGTATCTTCAGACCAACACCATCAGCTATCACCAGAACGGTGTTCCGCTGAATATCCGCGCGGTTAAATGGCTGAAAGGCCGTGGTGTGGGGAAAAAGGATCGCATGGTTGCGTACACCAACGATAAAAAATACGTCCGCTACCCGCTGGTTCCGCTTCAGAGCGTGCCGGTGCAGTATCGCGGTCTGTATCAGATCGTCACTTACTACGGCAAGCTGGGTGCGGTTGAGCCAGTGTATAAAGAAACTCTGTCCTATGTGGACGGTATCTGATAACCAGAATGGCCCCGAAAGGGGCCTGAAGGAAACTGAAATGGCGAAAGAAAAGCTGGTTACCATCCATGTTCACACCCCGTTTACGCTGACGCTCGGCGATCAGTCAAAACAGGAGTTTGGCCGGGGACGACATAACGTACCGGAAGAAGTCGCGTCGCACTGGTTCACCCAGGCGCACTCTGAGCTTTCCGAAAGCGTGATTAGCGACACCGATGATCTGCAACCCATTATCGACGGCCTGCAAGCGCAGATTGCCGACAAAGATAAGCTGATTGCCGATCTGAAAGATGCATTGCTCAAACTGCAGGAGCAGAACGACAGCCTGCAGGCGCAAATTACTGCCGCCCGGGCTGGCGGTAATGGGGCTAAAGATGTCAAAGAATCAAAGTCTGCCAGCGGTAAGTGATTTTCGACGCGACTTCCCGCAGTTTGCTGACCCGGCAAAATATCCCGACGCCCAAATCGGGTTCCGTCTGAATCTGGCCGATGAACTGCTGACCGAAAACGTCACCGGCAAAAAGTTGTTTCCGTACTTTGCCGGGTTGTTCGTTGCGCACTACATGACGCTCTGGGCGGCAGACAGCAGAGCGATGCTGGCTGGTGGTCCGGGCGGTTCAACCAATGGTGTTCAGTCCTCAAAGTCCGTTGACAAGGTAAGCGTCAGCTATGACACCAGCGCGACGCTGAATCCTGATGCAGGTTTCTGGAATAACACCCGATATGGCGCTGAATTTTATCAGTTGATCACGATGTTCGGTGCAGGCGGTCGCCAGCTATGAGTTTCAAAAGCGGTGTAACAACGAGGGTGGATAACGCTAAGGCCATTCTGGATGCGCTCAGGTCGTTAACCAAAAAAGATGTGCTGGTCGGCATCCCTTCGGAAGACAGCGGGCGGGATGATGTTCCGTTTGGTAATGCGGGCATCGGTTACCTCAACGAATACGGCTCACCAGAGCAGAACATCCCGCCACGACCTCACCTGGTCCCCGGCGTTAAATCGGCAGAAGAGCAGACGGTGCCGCAGCTCAAAGCCGCGGCGCAGGCTGCTCTTGATGGTAATGCTGCGGGAGCAGAAAGCGCACTCAACCGTGCCGGAACGCTGGCCGCTAATGGCGTCAGGCGTTACATGACCATTACCGGCTTTACGCCGCTTGCTGACAGTACTGTTGAAGCCCGGGCTCGTCGGGGGCGCAAGGGGGCAACACTGGAACTTGCCCGGCGTGCTGCTGGCGAATCTCCGGGAACCGATCTGGCGAAACCATTAATTGACACCGGGCAATATCGCAGAGCCATTACCCATGTTGTGAGGGATAAAGATGCCGACTCTTGATGTAACAGATGTGCTTTTTGACCCCGATTTTTGCGACTTCAATTTGTGGGTAACACGCCGAGTGCAAACGGTGGATGAGGACGGGATCGGCAGCGACAGTGAAGTTAAAAAGCAGTTTGCCGGAGTCGTAACTGTTGATCGCTCTCTGGAAAACCGCCGTATGCAGGCAGGGCAGGTAATCAGTGGTGCAATTCTGATTGTGACGACTGAGCGACTGACGCAGGGACAGACTGGCCGTGATGCCGATATCGTGACGTATCAGGGCCGTGATTATCGTGTGACCTTCGTCGACCCGTATACAGCTTATGGGGCCGGATTCGTTCAGGCGCATTGTGAGTTGCTGCCGTTTGATGGGGGAATTCCGGTTGAGCAATAACACCAGCACAGAGCGCGGATGGCTGATACCAACCAGTGGCGATCCGGATTATGACGAAGCGCTCGACAGGCTGTTAAGCCAGTGGATGCGTAACGTTTCCGGTCTGTCTGCCGGGATGGTTCGTCCGCGCTGGCAGAAAGAGCAACCGCCACTGCTACCGGCTGAAACGAACTGGTGTGCGTTTGGGGTTATCGGATGGTCAGGTGATGACAGTCCGGCATTCACCAGACAGACCGATGATGGCTCTCAGCTCTGGCGGCATGAAACGATTGAGTGTATGGCTTCGTTTTATGGTCCGGCGGGGATGGTGTATGCGTCCCGGTTTCGTGACGGTATATCTGTATCGCAGAACAATGCAGCACTGAATGCGCTGGGGCTGTCTCTTGGCGATTACACAGGTCTGACTCCCTTCCCTGAACTTATTAATCAGCAATGGGTCCGCCGCTACGATATGACGGTGCGTCTGCGCCGGAAGGTTGTGCGTGAGTACGGTATTAAATCGCTGGTGGAAGCACCAGTCATCTTTTTCGGAGATTAAGCTATGGCACAGGGCTTGCCTGTATCAAACGTTGTTAATGTTGATGTGATCATGTCGCCGCGTGCAGCATCAGGGCGAAATTTTGGTGCATTACTCATTCTCGGCCCGTCCACAATCATTCCGGTAAGTGAGCGCATTCGCCGTTATTCTGCCGCGGAAGATATTGGAAAAGATTTTGGCGTGGAATCATCAGAATATAAGGCTGCGCAGGTGTTTTTCTCTCAATCACCGAAACCTCAGGAGGTTTTTGTTGGTCGTTGGGTGAAAACGAAGGGAGACAGCGAACAGGCCACGCCTGAGACGCTGGAGCAGGCTGTGAATGCCATGCTCGATTATACTTCATGGTATGGGCTGGGGATTGCAGACGATGAAGATATTCCGGATGCAGACTGGCTGAAAGTGGCTGCGGCGATCGAATCCTCTTCTGTAAGCCGTATTCTGGCGATTACGACAAGCGATGAGAAATGCCTGCAGACTGCATCCAGCGATGATTTGGCATCAAAACTGAAAACCGCCGGATATTCACGCAGTTTTATTCAGTATTCATCGGGTAATAAATACGCTGCGTTATCTGCATTTGGCCGGGCATTCACGGTTAATTTCAATGGCAGTAATACCGCGATTACGCTCAAGTTTAAGCAGGAGCCGGGTGTCGGGTATGAAACACTGACAGTCAGCCAGGCATCGGCACTTGATGCAAAAAACTGCAATGTGTTCGTGTACTACCAGAATGATACGGCTATCCTCCAGCAGGGAGTGATGGCTAACGGCGATTTCTTTGATGAACGCCACGGCCTGGACTGGTTACAGAATTATGTGCAGACCAGCCTCTATAACCTGCTTTATACCAGCACCACGAAAGTTCCCCAGACTGAAGCCGGTATTACCCGACTGTTATCAAATGTTGAAAAATCACTGGATCAGGCCGTTCAGAATGGACTGATTGCTCCGGGCGTATGGAACGGGGGCGACCTTGGCCAGTTGTCATCAGGTGACACGCTGCCCAAAGGTTATTACGTATACGCCCAGCCGCTGGATGAACAGGCACAATCAGAACGTGAAGCCCGTAAGGCTCCGGTGATTCAGGCTGCAATAAAACTTGCAGGCGCGGTTCATTACGCTGACGTACAGATTAACGTTGTTCGCTAAGGGGAAGTGAATGTCTACCTATTCTTTTATGGATGTCACTGCGACGCTGACCGGGCCGACCGGTTCGATTGACCTCGGGTACGGTTCGGCAAGTTCTGAGGAGGGGATTGTGGTTGCGATGGGCGGTCCTAAAAACACCATGACCATCGGTGCTGATGGCGAAGTGATGCACAGCCTCCATGCAGATAAAAGCGGGACGATTACCGTTAACCTTCTGAAGACATCACCGACAAATAAAAAATTGTCGCTGGCGTATAACGCACAGAGCCAGTCTTCTGCCACATGGGGGAATAACGTTATCGTGATCCGCAACAAGGTCAGCGGCGACATCATCACGGCACGCAGTGTTGCGTTCCAGAAACAACCGGATAACGCCAACGCTAAAACCGGTAATACGATGCCGTGGGTGTTTGACTGCGGCAAGATTGACCAGGTTCTCGGGGAGTTTTAATACATGGAATTCGAAATTAAAGGCGTGAAATATCGCACGGCAAAACTCAGCGTTTTTGACCAGCTGAAAGTGACCCGCAAACTTCTGCCGGTGCTGGCAGGAATGATGTCAGATTTCGGGAGTATTCGCTCCCGTTTGCCTGCTGACGGCAAAATCGACACCGTGAAATTCGAACAGTTAAAACCAGTGTTTGAAACCATGCTCCCGCGTATCGCTGAGGAACTGTCTTCCCTGACCGAAGATGACACCGATGCGATTATTCATCCCTGTCTTGCGGTGGTATCGCGGCGTCATATGGACGGATGGGTGCCGGTATTTACCCAGGGTGAACTGATGTTTGATGATATTGACCTGCTGGTCATGCTGCAACTGGTGGCGCGGGTGGTCGCCGATTCGCTGGGAAATTTTTTGCCTACACCCCTTACCAGCACGACGCAGAGCCTGCAACAGGGCTGACGTTTAACAGCCTGCCGGACGGGCTGTCCTACCTTCTCAATCCGGTTGACGCCGGGTTAATTCCTTATACAGCACTTAAAGATGGCTCTGTCGATTTGTATGACATTGCTCTCTTGAATGACCATCTGGCGGTAAAAGCGGATAACCAGCGACGCATTGAGAAATGGAGAGAGGATAATGAACGCTGAAACTATTAAAGATTTCCTCGTCTCGCTTGGCTTCAGTGTGGATGATGCAGGAGCGAAAAAGTTCGGTTCTGTCCTCGCCGGTACAACTGCAAATGTCATCAAAATGGGGCTGGCTGTTGAAGGAGCTGCGCTGTCCGTGGTGGCCTTCACGGCTAAGATCGCCTCCGGCCTGGATAATCTTTACTGGGCGTCACAGCGCACCGGCGCGACAGTCCAGGGAATTCAGTCTATTGGCTATGCGGTTTCGCAGGTTGGCGGCAGCGTGGACGCTGCGCGATCTTCTCTGGAAAGCCTCTCCCGGTTTATTCGTAACAATCCCGGTGCAGAAGGCTTTCTGAATCGCCTGGGCGTACAGACCCGTGATGCCAGCGGTAACATGCGTGACATGGCCGCTATTTTTACGGGCGTTGGACAGAAACTCAGCAGCATGCCGTATTACCGGGCTAACCAGTATGCGCAGATGCTGGGCATTGACGAAAATACCCTTATGGCGATGCGCCGGGGTGTGGGTGGCTTCTCCGGGCAGTACAGCGCAATGGCGAAAGCTATCGGCTTCAATGCTGACGAGGCGGCCAGAAGCTCCAACAAATTTATGACCTCCCTGCGTGAGTTTGGCGCGATGGCAGGCATGGCCCGTGACAAAATCGGCTCTAATCTTGCGGGGGGGCTTGCGGGTTCGCTGGACACCCTGCGCCGCCATATCCTGGACAACTTCCCTCGTATCGAGCAGACCCTGACGAAAGCCATAAAAGGCATTCTGGCGCTCGGGGATATTATTGGGCGGCTGTTCTTCAGACTGATTGAGGGGACATCAGGCCTTATCACCTGGTGGCAATCGCTGGATAAGCAAACGCGGGAGTTGATCTCGCTGTTTGGCGCACTGACGATTGCGCTGCGCATTCTGAACAGTACGTTCTGGATGTCGCCGATTGGCCTCATTACCGCGCTGGCGGCGGGTATTGCCCTCCTGTGGGAGGACTATCAGACCTGGAAGGAAGGCGGCGACAGCCTGATTGACTGGGGCAAGTGGAAACCGGAGGTCGATGCCGCGCTGAAGATGGTTCGTGACCTTAAAACGACCGTTAACGACCTGGTGAAAGCGCTGGCGAAACTGCTCAATATTGACCCCAAATCATGGTCCCTGAAGTGGGATTTCAGCAACTTCATCGACCAGATGGGCGAATTCAGCAAAATGCTGAACATGATCGCTGACCTGCTCAACGCTATCAAAGATGGCCGCTGGGCTGATGCCGTCAGCATCGGCAAACAGATACTTAATCAGGGCAGCGAAAATCCGTCAGCGATGCCGATGGTTACAGACAGCGCTAACAGTACTGCCGACTGGATTAAAGAGCACTGGGGATTCGATCCCCGCAGTGTGGGCCGGACGGTACGCGGCTGGTTTGGTGATGATGAGCCGGAACAACATGCACAGGCTACGAAACGAGGAGAACGGAATAACAATCCGGGAAACCTTAATTTTGCTGGTCAGGCAGGGGCTTCTCTTGAACGCCCGGGCGGGCGATTTGCCAGATTTGAAACTGCCTTTGATGGATTACGGGCTCTTGCTCGTCAGTTAATGCTGTACGCCGGACGGGGAATAAACAGTGTGGAGAAAATTATCTCTACCTGGGCACCTGCGTCTGATAATAACAACACAACTGCGTATATCAGGGCTGTATCGCAACGACTGGGAGTGGATCCCCGGGCTGCCCTGAATATGAGCGATCCGCAAACCATGTCAGCATTGATGAGCAGCATTATCCAGCATGAGAATGGAAGAAATATCTATTCTCGGGAGCTGATTAATAAGGCTGCCGTGGCGGGAATTAGTGGCAAAGTGACAGAGGTTAACCAGCAAAATACCTACCACATTTACGGTGGCGGAGATCCGCACGCTGTCGGTAATGAGGTTGCACGTCGGCAACAGTCTGCAAATGCTCAGGTCATGCGAAGTAATCAGGTGAGGGTGGGTTAGTGGATATTCTCTCTACACTTTTTCATCAGCAGAGCAGAAAAATAGGAATGATTGTTCCCAGTGTTGTTATTTCAGAGAAGCATACAGATATGCTTGAAATAACCGAGCATCCGGTAGAGGTCGGGGCCGCTGTCGCTGATCATGCCTATAAAAAACCGTCAGAAGTGGTGATGGAGGTTGGTTTCGCCGGTGGCGGCGCATTGCTGGATTTTGCCAGTAACCTGACGGCTACCAGCCTGCTCGGCCTGAGTCCTCAGCAGACGTATCAGGAGCTACTGGATCTGCAGGAAAGCCGTATCCCCTTCGATGTGGTAACCGGTAAACGGCTGTACAGCAACATGTTGATCCGGGCGCTGGAAGTGACGACGGACAAGACAAGCGAAAACGTCCTGTCCGCCGTCCTCACCCTGAGGGAGGTCATTATCTCCCGGACACAGCAGATTACCGTCGCGGATAAAACCAACATGAAGGAAGGGGCCAGCACGTCGGCGGTACAGAACAGCGGCAACAAAACCACAAAACCTCCAGATACTTCACTGCTGAAAAGCATCACGGGTAACGTGGCGTCATTACTGGGGGGCGGCTAATGACAATTCAGGAAATTCCGCTGACAGCGGACAACCAGCAGTTCAGCATCGTCCTGGGTGGTGTCACCTGGCGGATTAGCATCATATGGCGCGATCTGTACTGGATTATGGACCTGCAGAACGACAGAGGGGAGCCGGTAATCTCCGGTATTCCTCTCGTCACTGGTGCTGACCTGCTGGCGCAGTACGCCTGTATGGGGCTTGGTTTTAAGCTGGTGGTGGTCTGTGATGACAACACACAGGATTACCCCACAAAAACTGACCTGGGCGGTCGCAGCCATTTACTGGTATCAACGGAGTAAGCATGTCACAGAACTGGATGAGACATTTCGAGCTGCAGCTTGTGGACGGGAACGGTCAGGGAATTGAGCTAAGTGATTTTAAAGTCACCTTTACGATCGACTGGTTCAACATCAGCAGCGCGTCCCGGGTAGGGACTATCAAAATTTATAACCTCTCGGCAGATACTGTGAACCGAATCACCGGGCAGGAGTTTTCGAAAGTGCGTCTGATTGCGGGTTACGACGGTATCGCGCCGGAGGTGTCGGCAAGCGATGTCGGGACCGTGCGGGAGGTTGATGCGGCGGACGTGGGCCAGAGTGATGGCCGCAACTACGGACTGATTTTCAGCGGTGAAATTCGCTACTCGGTCACAGGAAAAGACAGCCCGGTTGATTCCTACGTCCTGATTCAGGCAGCCGATACAGATCTGGCTTTTGCCACCAGTATAACCTCACAGACGCTGGCTGCCGGTTACACGGTCGCTGATGTGAACCGTGCGCTGATGAAAGACTTCGAAGCCAAAGGTGCGACCGAAGGCCTGACGCCTGAAATGCCTGCTACTGTATTCCCCCGGGGGCGGGTACTCTTTGGCATGACGCGGCATCTTATGGATAACGTAGCCGGGCAATGTGGCGCAACATGGCAATTCGTGGATGGTCAGCGCCAGATGGTGGTGAATAATGAATATGTTCACGAAGCGATTGTGCTCAACAGCGCTACCGGGCTTATTGGCATGCCGCAGCAGACCATCGGCAACGGCGTAAACGTCCGCGCGCTTATTAATCCGAACATCCGGGTTAATGGGCTCATTCAACTGGATCAGGCTTCCGTATATCGCACCGCGTTGTCGAACAACGATATCGCTATGGCTGGTGGGCAGATCACCGACCAGAACACGGACGGAAATATTACGCTAAGCGGCACCATATCGCAGCCTGCCAGCATCGCAACGGATGGCGTTTATATTGTGCGCGGGATTATGTACACTGGCGACACAAGGGGCCAGGCGTGGTACATGGATATGATGTGCGAAGCGCGCGGTGCGGCGGATCTTCGTTCGGCGTCGTCTTTACAGCGTGAGGTAGGATAGTGAAAAAGTGGATTGTTATTGGACTCTGTTTCCTTCCGGGGTTCGCATTTGCTGCGAATCCTGGCGGTGTCACGCTTCAGTGTGGTGGCTACAAATTAGAGTTGATTCCTGATTCATTGTTCAGGATTAATGGTGAGACAGTTACCTCCCAGAAAATCAAAACGCTCGGCAACGGTAATGGAATGAAGGCGGATATGGGGCTTATGCCTGCCAAAGACGGTAACAACTACGGCTTTGAATACATTCGTCGCCCTGGTACCGAAACGCGATTCCTGAATGTCCAGCTTCTGCAGAACAGCATGGATGCGCCGAAAATCATCGGATCTTTCCCTTGTAAAAAAGTGGCTGGGTGAAGGTAACCTGAAATTCGTAACGCCTGAAAAACAACAAAATGTGCTCTAAAAACTGTTGTTTTTTGAGACGAGCGATTACACTGCACTGACTTTTTGATGGTGGATTGTCATCGATATGCTACTTCATTAAAGCCAGGAATAACTAAAACATGAGGTTTGAATGAAAATCAGCCGGAGATGATTTTACATAATTGCTACGGAATTATTCAATACAGGAATTGCTTGTGTATGCATGGATTGACCTGAAATATTCCCGAAAATTTCTCTAAAAAACTCGAAAAAAATGGTAACTAATTGAATGTATTAATATGTAATGGTACGTGTTAGGGATTAAAAGATGAGCAGAAATTTATTTAACACATTAATTCTAAAAGATTTTGTAGTTTGTTGACGAAAACAGGAATCGTATTCGGTCTCTTTTTATTTCGATTATAAATCAACGGGTTATGTGTTTTCCCTCGAAATTTCCTCGAATTTCTGTATTCCGGTCTTTTTGGTTATATCACAATCAAATTCAGTTTAACATTTCTTTTACAACAAAATCAGAGCATCACGTAAGCTTTATTATCGCGTTCATCGAGATAGAGTTTCGTGGTGTTCTCTGAGGTGTGGCCCAGTAGTTTTTGAGCGAATTCCTCGCCGCGTTCGTTTTTGTACAGCCGACCAGCCAGGCTACGGATCTTGTGAAATGTCGGTGGGTTATCACTACATTTAACGCCTGAAATTTTTCTGGCTTTTACAAATTTCTTTGTCAGCCCATCCGGGTGAATATTCCCGGTTGGGCTATTTTTCCTGATTCCGGCACTGATCATGAAATCAGTTCGGCTTACCAGTCGGCAGCGATCGATTAAGGCGGGCAACGGCATAGACATGAGTAACCTGTGCATCTTCGTTCTCACCCGGACGGTGTACCAGCTTCTCTTCCAGACCAAACTCGAAGCTGAAATCGTCACCTTCACGGACAACGCGCGCGGAAAGGCTGGCAATCTGTCCGGAACGGCGGGCAAGGTCGATCATTCCCCGGTAGCCAATAATTAACTGAACGTTTTTTTGCCTGACTTTTCGTTTTTGTTTCCGAACGGCAGCAGATAGGCATGACCGAGCGCGCCGCCGGGTTCCAGCCCAAGCTGGGAACACTGAACGATGGCGCTGACAAAACTCATGGTGTCACAGTCACCCAGCGCCGGAACTTTTCGGATTTCCGTTGTGGCATACCGCCGGTACGCCGTCAACTTGCAGCGCCGCGTCATCCGGCAGGGCCAACCCCGGCACAACTGATGATGGAAAAATTCAGACGGCGTAAGGCGGCGGGAAGGCTTTAACTGGGGGGACTTATGAGCAGAAATTACACACCGGCGCAGAAAGCTGAAATACAAAAGCGCCTGACGGAACTGGTACGAACACACGGTCGGATGACGTTTGGAGAACTTCGGAAGATAACAGGGTTAACCATTTTTACAGCCCGTCACTACCTGGAAAAGGCGGAAAGTTGTGGGGATCTGTATCAGGCCGGGAGAAGCGGTATTTTTCCTTCGGAACAGGCTTTCCTGCTTTGGAAGTAGAAACGTGAAGATGCCAGGATTACCCGCTTTCTGAAAACGCCGGAAGGTGTCGTGAGTTCCTACGACCGGACCAGAAACGTTATCTGTACGGAGTGCCGGAACAGCGTGACGATGCAAAGGGTACTGGCATTTTATCGGGGAAATTACCGGGAGGCGAAATCTGCATGAAAATCGAATAATATAACTTTGCAGAGGTAGCGAATATCGTAATCATCCGTTTGGCATTTGAATTCCGTGAGCACAGTCGTGTTGTGAATGTCGCCTTGTTCACAACACCAGGAATATTCCACTGTCAACTGGTGTCTGCGGCTGGACATAATTTTATCTGATATTCAGGCTGTACCAGCGCAAAGGTTCCGTGAGTCCGACTGTCTTTTTTGCTTCCAAATATTCAGTTTTAATTATCTGAGTATGGCAAGGTGATCTTCTGTATCAAACACCGGGCAACTGGTTTTACTTTACCCAACGATTACGTCCCTGTTGTTTAGCCCGATAAAGGGCCTCATCCGCTCTGGCAATAATGCCGGTAACAGTGTCACCGGCTGTGGAAAGGGTGATGCCCATGCTGACGGTGACCGTTTCGCTTACCGCAGATGCTACATGCGGCAGTGCGGTTTCACGCAGGTTTGTCTGAATACGTTTAGCAACCAGTGCAGCTTCATTCAGCGACGACGAAGGCAGCACAACGACAAACTCCTCGCCCCCGTAACGTGCCACCAGGTCTGCCGGAGTACGAATCGACCTCTTTACTACACAGGCCACCTTTGCCAGACAGGCATCGCCAGCCTGGTGACCATAATTGTCGTTATAGTTTTTGAAATAGTCCACATCGAGCATGATCAGTGCAAACGGCTCCGTCTGGCGGAGAGCATCCCCAAGAAAACTTTCCATTGAACGTCGATTAGCGGTCCCGGTCAGTGCATCCTGGTGAGCCATAACGTCGAGACGCGCGATAAGCATCCGGTTTTCCTGGTAACGCAACCAGGCTTCATCAAACCAGCGCTGCAGGATAAAGCGACCATAAATGAGTATGGCGGTAAGAGTAAGCCAGACTAATAAAAACCGGATATTCACATACTGGTTAAGCTGCACGCTGGCCAGTAGGGCGGTCAGCCATAACGGGACGATGAAAAGTAGCAACGCTGGCAGATGATAATAAAGCGCAGCCAGCGCGGTAAGCATAAGGATGACACTGAGAGGCCAGGCAAAAGGCAGTTGCCACCAGACAATAAAACAGTAGCTACAATAGCTCCACATCAGACTGAGAATCAGCAGCATCACCAGACAAAGAGGAGTAAATCTGGCCGGAAGGCGGTAAATGAAAAGGAGTATCAGGAACGAAAAAACAATAATACTGCCCATAATATCGTCTATTAAAGGCAGTATTCCAGTCTGTGCACTGATCGACTTGTCAAAGTCACTGATGAGTATGTGGCGAAATAAAATGATAAGCGCAAAGCTGATATTCACAAATGTGAACCACGGAATACTTACACGTAGCGCTTGCCTGACCATATCTTTATGATCCTGCCATACCCTTCCAGCACTGGAGGTACGGCGCCTGTCGTCCGAATCCTGCCCCAT